TTGCCTAGTTCGTGCCGGTAGCCTAAGTCAATATAGTAGTGCTCGGTGTACGTCAACGGCCTGAATGGTGCCAATGCTTCGGCAATAACTGGATGAGTCATGGTGTCACCTCCGAAAACCATTCGTCTAAAACGCCCGCATCTTGCAAGGCCATTTCAAGGTTAAAAATAAAGTCATTTAACAGCTTAGGCATCTCGTCATGTCCGTAAGCATCTCTGACAGAGCTAACCAAAGCTAAAGCTGATTGTGAGTCGCCGTTAAATGTCAACGCCCTATTTTCCGCGTGAATTAAGATCATTTCAATGCCTCCGTCAGAATACATTGAGCCGTGTCAACGTCGCCCGCCTTGAGCGCGTCGAGGGCTTGAATAATGGCTTGTTTAGGCGTAATCTTGCGCGCCTTAGCCGTAGGCACATAATCGGGGTCAATTTCCTCCAAAACTTCCGGCAAGCTGCCGTCATACATGGCGGGCGTTTGGTCATAGTTGGCGCATGCGTGAGAGCACTCAATCATCCGGCGGCGGTCATTCAAGCGGATATAGGCGCGCAAATAGTCGCCCGTGGTCATTGTAGGATTCCATTTCGGATAATCGCGCTTTTCGCTAACGGCTTTGGCCTTTGGCGGCTTGTCCATCAAACGCCGGTATTCAATGGCGCGCTCAGGTTTGCATTTTACGGTTATGCCGTGGTGTTCAAAAGTAATCATGTTATACATCCCAGTCTTCGGTTGAAATTTTGATGTTGCAAAAATCGGCATGTGCCGCGTGTACGTGTTCACGCATGAGCGCGCAAATAGACTCGATTAGCTCGCGGCCTACAATGTCGTTAATGGTCACCGTAGCGAACGGCTCGGCCTCAATGCCCTCAGGCGTGAAAGCGTTGCCACGGTGAAATGTTATTTTTGTGCGGTCATAATGAGTCATACTTTTTTAATCCTATAAGCTGAATTGTCAAAATCGGTCACAAAGCCTTGTTTGACGGCGTAGGCTAACTCGCTCAAAAACTCCGCCAGTTCTTCGGCTGCGGCTTCGTAGGTGTCAAACTGTACGGGCGTGTCGCCCAATGAGTCTGACCATGTGTTCTCCCATGTATCGGGATAACAGAGGGTTTGTACTTCGTAGGTCATACTTTTTCAATCCTATAATCTTCGGGGTTTGTCACTTCATCCACTTCTAAGCATTCCCATTCGCCCAGGCTCATAGCGTGATCAGGGTCTGAGTTGACGTCTGCCCATGCTTGCCTCTCCGCGTCTTCGGGGCTTTCGGCCTCAATCACATAATTTGCGTATGCGGTGTAACGTATTTCAATTTCAAACGTTTTCATAAAGTCTCCTTTTGTACATAAGTGCGTGAGGTTTCGTCATAAACCATGACGGGGCCAATGGCGTGGTCAGTCATTTCCCAGCCCAGCTTTTCATAAGCGGCGTAAGCGGCCTCATAAGTGGCATAAGTGCCAACAATCTGCCCAGTTTCTTTATGGATTATTTCGTGAGGTTTCATGTGTTGCTCCATTGGTTTGCCATAGCGTTTGCCATGCCTTTAAAAAATTTACTTCGGTTTTTTGCGTCATCGCCCCTTTTTGCTGCGCCCAGCGTTTTGCCGCCTAATTTGCGGCTTGTGCCGGATGGACAAAAAGGAACAATGCCCTCGGTCACAATGTCAGACGGCGCAAGCGGCGGTAAGCCCTTAAGCCATAACAGAGTTTTTTTGGTGTACGGCTCACCAAACATCCACGGCTGAATTGTTTGCGTCTCAGGCGGTAAGCCCACAATGTTTAGCGGCTTTGGGTTTTCCACACATATGCGGGAAATAGGCGCGTCAAGTAAGGCCATAAAGAATTCTTTGGCCTCCATTGCCTTTGCAAGCCTTTCAGGGTCAACAACTCCCTTTTGAGGGTACATCCGGCACGCGCCCGCGTTTGACATGTAAGTGCAAGGCGGGTGAGCGATCATTAAATCCCAGCCGTGATCTATTATGTCCATGACGTTGCATTGATAATGATCGCCCAGCGGTGACTCACTAGGCAAAATGTCGCATGACGCGGCGTAATGCCCAGCCCTGATAAAAGCATCTCGCAAGGTGCCGGAATACTCGCAAGCAATTAAGACTCGCATTGTTTTACCTTTCGCCGGTAACGGTTGCAAAATGAACCTGAGTGTTTGAGATGCTTTGGGCAACTTCGCGCCGTGGCATGGCCGGCAAGTGCCAAGGCACCACGCTTTCGTCATCGTCATCAAGCAACAGATAAAGCACGTCGCCAAACGTGGCGTCTTTAGGGTACTCAAAAAGCCACTCATCAAGGGCAAATTTTTCAGACGTTTTCATGCTGCGGCCTCCCATGCGGTATTTTCTTTGAACTCTGTGAGCGTCATATTCTTGGCGCGGTATTCGTCGCCGGTTTTAGCAAAGCATGAGTAAACCGCCTCGCCGCGCCCGTTGCTTCGCAAAGCCTCGCCAACTAGGAACGCGCGGCGCGTTTGCGCCCGTGGCGGTAGCACTTCAAGCATTTCCCAATACATTTTTTCCGTGGTTGGTATCCACGCCTCAGGCGCGGCTTCCATTGCATCCCAAAGGGCTTGCCATTCAAGTTTTTGCATGTTCAAGCCCTCCAACCGGTCATATCGGCGTAAGTTTTCCAAGATTCCAAGACGTGCGCGCCGTAACGCGGGCGGCGGGCGCAGATGTTCACATATTTCATTTCAGACCGGCGGCGGGCGGCGCGTTCAATCTGCGCGGCCTCGTCAATGGTGTTGCATTCAATAATCAATTTGTTGGTTTTGCCCTGAGCGTGACCCCAGCCGCTCATAAATTTGTCAGTCATAGTTACATAAAACATTTTTAGCCCCAAAGAATGTCAAAGTAGGCCAATGCGCCTACGGTTAAAAGTAGGCCAATGGCCACGGCGGTGAGAATGTCATAAAGTTTGTTCATGCGGTTTCTCCAATGATTGAGGGTGAATCGGTGCAAATACATACGATGTATTGACTGTTATCTAACGCGCACGCGATGAGATTGCGCCCAGTATGAGTAAAACTGTCAACGCGCATAGCGCGCCCTTGCACTTGGATAATTTGCCCGATCTTGTACTGGGCTTTGGGGATGAAAGCGAATCTCATGGTTTGCCTTTCAAATATCGGTGTATTGGTTTGCGTCATAAGAGCGCATGATTTCGCGCTGGAGCTGCTGCGCGTTGTAATTCGCGCTCATCATGGGCAAATACACGCGCCCTTTGATGTGTCTCGCGGTGTCATGGAACACGGCGGTCAGATCAACAAATTGATCAAAGTCAGTTGGCACAGTTTGCTCAACAGATACTGAAATCAGTTGAGGCGCGCCGTAATCGCGGTCAGTCACAAATTGAATTTTCATGTTTTGCCTTTCGTTTACTGTAATTTACCGTTTTCGCCGAAGCGAGCTTCTAGCGTAACAGATTCTTTTGCATTGTCAACACCTAATTGCAAAAAAGTGACGTTATGCAAAAGTTGCATAGTTTGTGTGCGGCGGTGTGCGGCATGTGTGCGGCGTTTGCGTGCCTCAATGACCTACGGTTAAAGCCTTGTTGCATATAGAAAAAAGCCTATTGTGTGTCAATGTGAGTTATTAAAAAGATCATCTATGAAAATATGTATGTGTATGTAAGGATGTCGCAACGCTCTCGAGCTGGCGCGACTGAAAAGTGCCGGAACAATGACCCACATGACCCACAAACCGAAAACACAAAGTTTGTTACTTTTCCGCGCGTCATGACTGTGGGTCAACGTGAGTCATGAAAAAGTCATGACTCACAATGACCCACAAAGCCATGTGGCGCGCAGCATGCGGACAAAATGACCTGGTGCAACATGCCCGCGCAAACCATGACCCACAATGACCCACAGCCAAAAGGGATATTGCTCGAAGGGGGAGGGGGTAGGGCCGACGGCAAAGGGCCAGCAAAAACGTAGCGTTCGCAAACAATTTTTATTTTTAAATTTTTTGTTGTAAACTCGCACCACGTGCAAAAAGCATGGAGAACACATGTTCCATTCGATTCCATTTACACCGCGCAAGGTCGAAGCGACAGAGTCGCGCTTGAAGGCGGTATATGACGCGGCCAAGCTGGGCCTCAAAGGCGACGCACTGGCGTTAGCCGCAGGCATGCTGCCTATTGAATACAGACAACTTACGCAACTTGACCCCGTGGTGGAACTCGCCGCGCAGAAGGGCAAAGCAGATGGTGAGATCGAACTCTCCAAAGTCATGCACCAAGCCGCGCTCAACGGCGACGCTAAGGCGGCGTTAGAAATCCTCAAACATCAACACGGCTGGGTGGCCAAGCAGGCCATATCTGTCGAGGTGGATCAGCGCATATCCATTACTGGCGCATTAGCCGAGGCAACCAAGAGGGCGCTGACAGTTGAAGACGCCAACATCATAGAAGCCCAAGTCAATGCAATCGACCATATACAGCGCTGAAGACGAACAGGAACTCATGGCGCGCTTATGGGCGCCAGCGATCAAGGACAACCCCTTGGCGTTTGTGATGTTCGCGTTTCCTTGGGGTCAGCCAGGCACGCCACTGGAGCATTTCAAAGGCCCACGCAAATGGCAGCGCGAAGTCCTCACTCATATTGCTGACCATATAAAAGCCAACCAAGGCAAACTAGACTTCAACACCCTACGGCACGCTGTGTCATCTGGCCGTGGTATTGGTAAGTCGGCGTTAGTCTCATGGATCACGATCTGGATGCTCTCAACCCGCATCGGCTCAACGACCATCATCTCGGCCAACAGTGAGTCTCAACTTAGATCAGTCACATGGGCCGAGATTACCAAGTGGCTAGCGATGGCGCTCAACAGCCATTGGTTTGAAGTGTCAGCCACCCGACTCATGCCAGCCAAGTGGCTCACGGAGTTGGTCGAACGCGATCTTAAGAAAGGCACGCGCTACTGGGGCGTCGAGGGACGGCTGTGGTCAGCCGAAAATCCCGACGCTTACGCGGGTGTCCACAACTTCGACGGTGTGCTGGTCGTGTTCGACGAGGCGTCTGGTATTGACGACAGCATCTGGGCGGTGACGTCTGGTTTCTTTACAGAAAACACGCCTAACCGCTTCTGGATGGCGTTTTCCAACCCACGCCGTAACACTGGGTACTTCTACGAAGCGTTTAACAGCAAACGCGAGTTCTGGACGACCAAGGTGGTGGACGCACGTACCGTGGAAGGGACAGACAAGCAGGTCTACCAGCAGATCATCGACGAATACGGCGCTGACTCATCGCAAGCCCACGTCGAGGTGTACGGTCAGTTCCCGTCCGAGGGCGACGATCAGTTCATATCGGCAAGTCTGGTAGATGAGGCGATGAAGCGGCCCAAGTATCAAGACCAAAGCGCCCCGATTGTGATCGGCGTTGACCCCGCCCGCTTTGGTGCGGACGCGACGGTCATCGCTATCAGGCAGGGGCGAGACATTATTGCCATTCAGCGCCATCGAGGCGACGACACCATGACTGTCGTGGGTCATGTGATCGAAGCGATTGAGGAATACAAGCCTGCGCTGGTCGTGATCGACGAAGGCGGCTTGGGGGCAGGCATTGTTGACCGTTTGAAAGAGCAAAGGTACAAAATCAAAGGTGTCAACTTTGGCAATAAATCGGCAAATCCGGTCATGTATGGCAATAAAAGGGCCGAAATGTGGGGCAAAATGAAG